ACATCACTCCAAACCTTTTGAGCCTCTATAGTATGTATATGTGAATCCTCTTGAAATAAAGAATCCATTACACCTTTTACTAAATTATCTACATCAGGCCTTTGTTGATGCGGTTTTTCCTGCATCTCCTGCTTTTTCTTTTTACTCCAAGACTTAGGTATAGGTACGCCAAATTTCACTTTAATAACATCATCAATTTCTGGTCCATAAAGATTTAAAAATTCTTTTAGTTTATCTTTATACTCCCAATACTTTATAACACAAGGCCTTTTTTTCCACCTATCAGATCTAGTCATTCTTGGTTTTGCCACAGGATTAATCAGAAATGTTTTCTTCATTTTTTAAAATTTGTTTAATTAAATAATACATTACATCAACAGTCATACTATTACCTGCCTGTTTATAAAGTTGTGTGTCACTTAAACCCTCTTCTTTACATTTATAATAAAAGTCATCAGGAAAGCCTTGTAATCTTAAACACTCTAAAGGAGTTAATCTTCTTATTCTTTTTTTATGAACAATTTTAGGTTCTAATCCGCCACCTCCACAAGTATTTAAAGCAGGTGATATTCCCTCTTTACTATATATTCTACCTCTTTGAGGATTATCAAAATTACCTGTATCTACTATATTGCCTATTTGAATAATATCTTTATTACTATCAACCTCTATTGCTTGACAATTACCTGTATCTATACAGTAAGTAGTTCCATCTTTTTTCTTTAAATGTCCTGTTCCTCCTTGCTTTGGATTACCACTTCTAGGATATAAACTATGAACAGTAATTAAATCATCTGCTCCTGTTCCACCAACTTTAAGGCTACTCATAACATCTTTTTCTATATCGTGAAATTTAGCCCCAAAACCATTTCCATTTTCTTTATTCCTTTTAGTATATTCTATTAACTTCTTTACCGTTTCATCTTTTAAATAAAATTTCTCATCAACCTCTCTCTCTTCTAATAAGTCTTTAAGTTTTATTTTTAAAGGCATTTCTTTTGGAAATTTAAAAGAATGTTTATCATCTCTAAATCCAACAATAAAAATTCTTTCTCTATTTTGAGGTATTCCAAAATCTCTTGTATTTAAGATTTTATAATAAATATGATAACCTAAATTAGGAACTTGTTGTTCTGCAAATAAACCACCTCTAACCTCTTTGTTAACTGTTTTTGCTAAAGCATCTATTATAACTTTAAATGTTTGTCCGTTATCGTGATTAGTTAAACCCCTTACATTTTCTAATATAAAGTATTTAGGCCTTTTTGCTTTAAGATATTGCAATAAGTCAAAAAACAAAGTACCTCTACTATCTTCAAAACCATCTCTATTACCTGCAATAGAAAATGCTTGACAAGGAAACCCTGCAACATATAAATCAACATAAGGAGCTTCTTTATGATTTCTTTTTGTAACATCATCATAAAATATCTCTGGTGAATAATTTGCTAAATAACTTTGTTTTGCATATTTATCAAAATCACAAGCAAACATACTTTTATGTTTTACTCCAAGTTTAATTAAAGCCTGTTCAGGGCTACCTATTCCTGAAAAATCTGTTCCTATTTTAATTTCTGAATTGATCATAAAAATACCAAATTATAAAAATTGAACTAATAAAAAAAAATACAAAGTAAGCAATATAACTACTCATCTTTTTTAAGTTTTTCTAATTCAAATTTTAAATGAGCCATAGCCTTTATAATACATTCATTTGGAGTATTATGTTTTCTTTTTGCTCTTAACAAATAAGTTACAGCAGTACCTATATTATAAGATAATTCAAAATCCTCCACAACTTTCCGTGCTTCATATTTATATTTACTACCTATATAATAGTCAGGTATATCTATATCTACTATATCTTTTTTAGGTAAACACTCTGTATCTTGATTGTAATTAACACCATCAACACAATCAAATTCGTATGCGTCTGTTGAACTTGTGTCAAATGTGTTATTCATAATTGCATCTTGTTTTGCCATAATTAAATTATTTTTAATTGATTAATACTTTCTTTTAAATACATTGAGAAGTCTTGCTCCTCTTCTAATTGATTATATCTTCCGTTTTGTATATTATATTTAAAAACAGATTCTCCTATTTCACCTATATGTCTAAATTTAACTTTTTGAACATATATGTGACTATTGCCTGTTTGAAAATCTCTATAAACAGTTATACCATTATCAACTTGATTATAAAAATTAGCAGAACCTGCAATATCATATAAAGTAGGAACTTCATATAACCCATTATCTTTTTTACTCATTTTTCTTGGGTGTGCTACAAGAAATATATGTAAATCATATTTTTGTTTAAATATAGTTAGTTTAGTTAAAAACTCATTTATATATTGTGTTTCACTTTGTCCATTAAAACTTGCGTGTATTTTATTATAAGGATCAATAATTAATCCTTTTATACCATATCTTTTAACTAACCCTGCTGCGGCTTTTAATATCTCATCAATAGTAAAAACATCTCCATCAGGCCTAATCCAATGATAATGATTTGAGATAAATCTTTTGGCATATTCTAATTCACCTCTACTCATTCTATCATATAATGTATCTTTTCTAAAAGACTTTCCAACAAACTTTTCTGCTAATACAGAGAAATGTAATTGTAAAGGGTAATGTTCAGGTGAAAATACACCAAAATTCCATCCGTGTTGAGCAGATAATCTCATACAAATATGTTCTAACCAATTACTTTTACCGTGAGTTGGTACTCCTGTTATAACAGTTAATTGAGATGTTGAAAAAGAAAACAGTTTATCAAAGTCTTGATGCCCTGTTAAATCACCTCTTTTTAAACCCTCATTAAATAAAATATCTATATCTTTATTAAAAAGGTTAACATCAATAACCCCCTCTAGTGGATATGGTTTTGCTTTAGATAATATATCTTTTAAACAATCTGAACCTTTATTACTTAATAAATCATTAGAATCTTTATATCCATCAAACTCTACTCTATAACAAATATCTCTACCTATTCTTCTTGATAACTCTTCACTTAATTTCATTCCTGGCTCATCAACATCTACTGCTATATAAACCTTTTCTAAATCCTCTTGTAAGTCTTTTAAGTATTCTAATTTTAAATTAGATGCCCCATTAGGAACTGAAACACAATTTTTAATTCCTGCTTCATAAAAAGATAATTTATCTAATTCTCCCTCAACTATTACAATTTCTTTTTCCCCAATTATATCATCTAATCCATAAAGTATTCTTTCTGCATCTTTAACTAATTTAAAGTTTTTATCTCCATCTCTATATTTGATGTTTATTAACTCATTATTTCTATAATAATTAAACTGTATTGTATTTCGTTCTCTTTCACATTGTGGCATATATTCTTTTCCCTCAGAAACTTTATTTGCTAATAATGTTTTTTCTGATATACCTCTTTCTTTAAAATAACTCAAAAACTCTTTTGTATAAGTTGATGATGTTACTTTTGGTTTAGGTTTTATGTATTTTATTTCTGCCATATAATTATACTTTTTTAATGCTCCAGCCCAACCACAGTTGTGACAATTCCATATACCCTCATCAATGTTAACTGACAAACAGGGTTCTGATTTCTTTTTACGATCATGAGAACATTTTGGACACTTTGTTTTAGTTTGTCCTCTTGATTGTTTTATCTCTATGCCATATTGATAAAAAGAACTCATAGTATCATACCTTTTAAATTACCATCTGATATGCCTTGATTATTATTATTATCATATTCATCATTAAAACATTCTTGATTTAACCAAGTAACTGCGTGTTTTCTAAACTTCTTATCAGGAGTGTTTTGAATATATATAGGGGTAACCTTAATACATTTATTACAATCTTCAATAGATAGTTTTAAAAACTTCTCTTTTGCTGATTTTTTACCTATAGGTTTTTGATATAATTTCCAAAAAGTTTCAAACAAAACAACCTTTTCTTTATTATCTTTATTATTATCTTTATTATTATGTTTTAACTTTTGTTGTATAGGGTTTTTAACTTTTGTTAAAGAGGTGTTTAATAATCGTTTATTACCCTCTTCTTGCTTTATGTTTGATGTAACATAACCTTTATCTATAAGTGATTTAATTACAAGAGATACTCTAGTGGTAGAAAGTCCAAAGAACTTTCCAAAATAGGCATTACTCGCATAACAACCCCCATTGTTATCCAAGGAGTCTATTTCCACTAGAAATACCTTTTCTTGTAATGTTAAATCTTTTGAAAGCCAAACATAGTTTGGAATCCATATACCTTTAAATTTTCTTTTCATTTGCTTGTTTGTTTTGGAAGAGCAGGGCTTTCACCCTGCATCAACCTTACCATTAAAATGGGATGTATTAAAATGGTAAATCATCTTTATCATTAGAGTTAGAAACAGGAGCTGCAGCCTTGTTAGGATCAGGTTTCCAGGTATCTACTTTAATATAATGTGTAACACCTTTATCAGATGGAGTTTGTCTCCTATTCATAATAAGGTTACACCATCCATTTTCATCAACTTCTTTTAGTTCGTTGATAAAATCTTCAGTTTTAATACTTATTTTCATTTGAGAACCTCCGTTGTCAAATGTTCTTTCCTTAATAAGGATTCCGTTTAAATACTTAGTATCTGTCATAATTTAAAATTTAGTTAGTTATTGTTAATAATTTTTTCTTCTTTTCATTTAAAATGTCAATTAGATTTTGAAGTTGTTTTAATTCTAATGACAAGTCTTTTACATCTGCTTCCATTATTTGACTCCAATAAGACTCTGATATAAGTTTATATAATTCTCTAAACTCTTTATAAAATTTCATATTATCATCATAATTTTTGCAGTAATGGTGAACGGTAGAATGATCTCTTCCTATTAATTTACCACTTTCCATAATTGTTATGTCAAGTTCTTTGTGTAACATATATCCTACTATATGTCTAGGAAGTATAAATTCTTTATTTCTTTTTTTACCGACTATTGATTTTCTACTTATTCCTGTTAAGGCTTCTGTAACATCAAAAAGTAAATTTATTTTATTGTCTTTAATAGTATCTTTCATTGTAAATCTCCTTTGCTTTGTTAAAAATGTTAGACATTCTTGTTGTTGTTGAATTTTCTTTAATTTTATTTAATGCTGCTATAAATCGTTTTTTTGGACTTTTAATACACATAAATTCTTCTATATCATTGTCACACACTCTAACTGCAGGATAGCCTAAAATTTCTTGAAAATACATTGATAATGTTTTAGATGGAACATTAAACTTGTGTGGACTTTCGCCCAAAAAACCCATACCATCAAACTTTTCTTTTCTGTAATAAAATATAGGTGTTTCACTCCAAAGTTCTTCAGGTATCATTTTATAAAACTCTATATACTTTTCTATTCTTAAAGAGCCACTTTTCCAATTTAATATATTACTTGTCATTAAATTTAGAACTCTGTGTACTTTTTTTAAATCACTTGTATCTTTTAAGTGCTTTGTAAAACTGATCCCTACAGTCCCTTGGATTATCGTTTTCTTTGAGGTCATAAATTATTTCGTTTGCTTGTTCGTAAGTTAATTCTTCTAATTTTAAGTTGGCATAATTAGATCCGACTGATGATGTCTGACATAAACCCTCTATTTTAGATATTTGCCACCAAGCAATAGGTTCATCATCTAAAACATCATCAATCCAATCTTTCTTTGCACTCATATTATTTGTTTTTGAAATCATCAGACTCATCTTCTGAGAAGATTCCGTGTTGATAAAAACCTGCTAACTTTAAAACACAACGGCTCATAGCCCTTTTTTCTGCCATTGAACACACATAAGAATTGTTAGTGTTTTTAGGACTTGCTTCACCAAATGTTTCAATAGTAGTATCACCCATAATTCCTGTTGCTTTTATTAAACAATGAGAATGGTCAGGTGAAAGGTTTACTAAATCATATTTGATTTGTATGCTGTTAGCAGCCTGTATTTTATCAATACCTGCTCTTGTGATGATTGTAAAGTGTTGATGTTTAAATACATCCTCTTTTACCAAATTGTTTTGCACAAATAATCTTCTTAAAATGTCTTTTTTAGTTTCCTCCATTTTGTTTCTCTTTTATATTATACATTTCGTTGATTACTTCTTTTAATGAATCGTGAGATACTCCCCACATCACACCTAACTCCAACAACCTATCTAAGTATGTTGGTTCAGGATTTTCTTTTGTTTGTTTTGACATATAAATAATTTTGAATTAGAATACAATAAAACGAATAATTATTGACAATTCCAAATTTTTTTCAACAAATTTACAAAAATCTACAAACATTTCCTGTTTATTCCACAAATTTCCTGTAAAAGAGTTCCATTTATTGTATAATTGCATTTTAAAACCCACCGCTTATGAAATGGTATAATATAAAAAACCTATCAGAATCCTCTACCGAAGTGGTTATTTATGATGAGATAGGTACATTTGGAATTGACTCTAAAACTTTTATTGAAGAATTGGCTAATGTTCCAAAAGAAAATGAGATATTACTGCGTATAAATTCACCAGGTGGTAGTGTTATAGATGGACTTGCTATTTATGACGCTCTAAGACGCACTCCCCAAAAAGTTGTTACTCGTATTGAGGGACTCGCTGCATCTATAGCATCTATTATTGCTATGGCAGGTGATGAAATTATTATGAGTGAAAACAGTTTACTTATGATACATAATGTATGGGGGGGAGAAACAGGGGATTCTAAAGATATGAGAAAAGCTGCTGACCTTATGGATAAAATGAGTAGTAAACTTGTCTCTATCTATATGGCAAAATCAGGTAAAGAAGAATCTGAGATTCAATCTTGGATGGATTCTGAAACTTGGTTTAGTGCTGAAGAGGCTCTTGAAGCAGGATTTATTAATTCTATTGAAGAACCTATTGCTTTGGCTGCCAAATTTGATATATATAAGTGTAACTACAAAAACAAGGATAAAGTAGTGCAAATGTTTAACGATTCTAAAAATTTAAAAATGAAAGAACAGATTGAAGAATTAAAAAACTTTATCTCTGAAATGTTTGAAAAAAACAAAGAGGTAAAAAATGTAAAGATACTTGATTCTACTGAAGTGAATGATAAAATCTCATCTTTAGAAAACGCTATTACTGCGTCTGAAAAAACTAACGAAGAATTATCTGAAACTTTAAAAGAAAAAGAATCTAACATTGTGGCTCTTGCTGATGAGATTACAAATCTTGAAGCAGAAGTTGCTAAATTTAAAGGAACTTCTAGTGAAGTCACTCCTGAAAAAGATCCAAACCCTGTTGTTGAAGATTCAACACCAAAAAATGGTTGGGATTCAGTTGCAGAGAGTATAATTAATAATAAATCTATAATTTTAAAATAATAAAAAATGGCTGAAATGATAACAGGCATAACTTCTTGGAGTCAAGAAGATGTGCAAAAATACTTCCTAGAGCCTTTATTTGTTTCAAATAATTCTCTACAATATATGGATGTGATGACAGATGTTTCAGGGGAATCTATATTATTAGATAGATACTCTGCGTTGAAAAATGTAACAAAAGCACACGCTTTGTCCGCATTTTCAACTACTGGTCAACCACAATCTACTAACTCTAAGGTTACATTAACTTTAAAGAGATTAGAGGTGGAACACCAATCTGCTGCATTCACAATGTTTAATCACATTAAATCTCAATTACTAAAGCAAGGTATTGCTAGAAATGATATTTCTGGAACTAAGATTCAAGAAATAGTATCTACTTTATTGCTACAGGGAATCCAAAGAGACTTCTCTTCTATCTTATGGTGGGGTGATGAGGATGATGGAGCTGCTACTCCGTATAACCTTAAAAATGGTCTTTGGAAAATAATGAGTGAGCAACTTCAGGCTGGTGATGCCGCTGCTGGACAGGCTACTGTCAATGGTGGTAATGCTTTAACAGGTCTTGAAAATATGGTTGCTGCAAGAAGTAATGACTTAGCTGCTCAAGATAATGTTATTTGGTGTTCAAGAGCGTTTGCTGATGACTACAGAAAGCAATTAAGAGATGTTGACACTCACGTTGATGCTTATGCTGCTTTGAAAAATGGAACACAGAACTTATCGTTCAATGGTATTCCAATGATTGTAGTTCCTGAGTGGGATGCTGATATTGCTCAAAACGGTGCTGCTATGGCTAATATGGATGCTGATATTGCTCCTAATTTAACTACGGAGACAAAAGCTGCTGTATTAACTATGCCAGGTAACTTTACTATTGCAACAGACTTTAAGTCTAACCCTGTTGATATGTGGTACAACAGAGACGAAAAAATGAATCGTTTTAGAATGACTTATTCTTTTGGATGTAACATTAAAGAGCCGACTATGTGGGTTTCTAATGCTGAGACTACTTAATAATTGAATGTTTAATAAATTAAATACTATAAAAAATGGGATGTATTACTAATGGACACGCAGTTGCGTGTGAGGATAAAAACCGTAGAGGTGGTATTAAGAGAATTTGGCTTATTGAGCAGGATTCTGTTGATTACGATTCTATTGTATTTAACTCAACAACAGGAATGGTTGATGAGTTTGATACAGTAGCATCTACAGGTTTTGCAGTTGAATTTCAATTTGAAAGAGAAACTGCAGGTTTTAATGCAAACGCATCAAGAGAAAATGGTTCAACTATCGTTGATGTTGAATTAGAGTTCTATGTACCTAAATTAACTGCTGAGGTTAATGCTAGGTTATCAGAACTTACTTGTTCTTGTGGTGTGGTTGCTATTGTTGAATCTTTTGCTGATGACGGAGCTGCTACTCCATCTACTTATTTCTTCCTTTTAGGATGGGATCAGATATTTGGAAAAGAGGCTTTCTTGGAGTTCGCTTCAGGTGAGATGGGAACAGGTGTTGCTCTTCAAGATGCAAACGGTACTGCTATTAAATTATCAGGCCGTCACGGAGAATACCCACTTGAGATTGCTGCTGTTGCTGATGTTGCAAATGCTTCTTCTGCTTCAAGTATTGGAGACAACAAAGTAGGTATTGTGAAAGAAAGTGATTGGGCTACAACGCTTAAATCTACTCTTCTTACAGGAACTGCATAATTGTAGTTTTTGTTGATATTAAATTAAGGGGTGTTGCAAAACACCCTTTAGTTTAGTATTTTTGTTTTTTTAAAACAATAACTTATGAAATATAAAATTGATAAAAGTTGGTTTACTAAAGATAACCCTAAAGGATATATTGAAGAGGTTTGGCTTGAGGGAAAAGTTCAAGTTAAGATAGGGCAAAAATTAATAAAAGTAAGAAGAACTGAAAAACTTTTTACTTATCTTACTCACAATGAAGATGTTTTAGAACAACTTTATAATATGGGAAAAGAGTATATTATTAAAATTGAAGATAAACCAAAAAAGAAAATAGTTAAACCATCAAAGGTTAAATTAGTTTCTGTTAAAAATATAATGAAAAAGGATGAGCCAAAAGACATCAACCAAGAGAGCGAAGAGGTATCAATCCAAGAGAAAGAAAGCGAATAAGTTATTAGCATACGGATTCTCTAAGAATGTTTCTAAAGAAGCTCCTGCGGAGAAAAAGAACTTAGATAACTTACAGTACGATTGGATTCCTTTTGGTGATGACAATTTGTTTCCTCAAATGCTAAGTGAATTGTCAAGGTGTGCTGCGACACATAGGGCAATTTTAAATACTAAAACTACTTTCACTATTGGTGAGGGTATTTCTTGTTCTAATGAAAGAACATCTAAATACCTTGAAGATATAAATGCTGATGGAGAAAGTATTAATGATGTAATGAGAAAGGTAATTTCTGATTATTGGACTCACGGAAACGCATATATGGAGGTTGTTAAAGGTAAAGGTTATATGAACCTATATCATATTGATGCAACTACAGTTAGAGTTCACAAAAACAAAAAACATCTTTTACTTCACCCTGATTGGGAAAATGCAAGAAGAACACCAGAGTTAGCAAAAACTCTACCAATCTACCCAAACTTTGACAAACGAAAATCAGTACAAAGAGCAATCATAAAAATGTGTGATTATGAAAGTTCTTATTATTATTATGGTTTACCTGATTATATTGCAGCCTTAGATCATATAAAAATATCTTTTCAAATAGGAAAGTACAACTTAACTCGCTTTAAGAATGGTTTTATGCCATCTGCAATTATAGAATTAGGAGCAGATATGTCTGAAGAGGAGGCTGAACTATTTATAGAACAGGCGAAAGAAAAATTAACAGGAGAGAATAATAATTCTAAAATGTTATTTATTGCTAAGAATGGTGATGAGAACGCAACTAATGTTCAGATAATTAATGACACTAGTGATGGTTCTTTTATGGAATTACAAACAATAACAAATGATAATATAATCTCTGCTCACAGATGGAATCCTGCATTATCAGGTATTCAGGTGGCAGGTTCTTTAGGTAATAATCAACAGATTTTAACTATATATGATATAGTTATGTCAACCGTTATTAAAGAGCCACAAGAGATGATTTTAAGGGGGCTAAGAAAACTTTTAAAACAGAATACAGATTATGATTATTCTAATTTAAACATAGTTACTAAGCCACCTGTTACTATGTTGGGGGCAATAAACCCTACAGAGTATATATCTATTCAGGAGGGAAGAAAGATATTCCATTTACCTGAATTAACGGAACAAGAGTTAGAGCAACTTTTACAAGAAAAAGCGGCTCAGGAATTAATAAAAGTAGAAACTAAAAAAGATAATAATGGCGAAACTGATAACAGCGAGTGAGGTAATATCTAAAGCATTTACCAACGCAAATACAGATACGGCTCTTATAAAGGACTCCTTTATAGATATTGCTATGTATAATCATTTAAGGCCTGTTATTGGAGAAGATCTTTATAACCTTATTATATCTGAAAAGAACGCAAATGTAATTTGGAAGTGGACTTTCTCATCAACAACCCTAGCAGATGATGCAACTATAACATCTGCTACTTTATTTGGTCCTCTTTCTAAAAATTGGTATGTAGAGGGAACAGGTATTCCTATGTTTAAAGATGGTTATACTGATAATGAAAATAATCATTACACAAAAATACTATCAGTTACAGATGATTCTAATTTAGAATTAAATGCTAAAGCAACTGCAGCTAATACTGTTGATTTAGATTATTATAGCCCAATAGGTTATTTAGTTGAAAAATATATAAAAGATTTACTTGCATTTGCTGTTAAATTTGAGGTGTTACCTGATATGACTTATAACTCTACATCACAAGGTATTGTAGAAAACATAGCAGATTTTACAACTCCTGTAAACAGTAAGAAGTTAAGTTTTTTAAGAAATGAAGTTTACAAACAGGCTCAAACATATAAGAGAAGAATGGTTGAATTTTTACATCAAGAAGATTTAAACTATCCTCTTTATGAACCTGATGATGAATCAACCACTAAAAGAAGTGGTATAATAATGTATTGATATGGCACAGAATTTTCACGGAGATTTACCAAATAGTCAGATTCATAACCCAAGAGATTTCTCTTTGGCTGAAACAAATAGTGTTTGCTCAAAAGATAGTTTAAACCAATTAAATTGGTTAAATGCAAACTACACATCTTCAGTAACAGTTAAGTGTTATGCAGACACATCTAAAAGATTAGCAGGTACATACTTTTATCTTTACTCAACTAATAATGCTACAAGTTATCAGGTTTGGTTTGATGTAGATAGTGATCCTGGTACTATAACCTTAACAACAGCGCATACAGGTGTTGAGGTTGATATACACGAAGATGATTCAGCAAATACTATAGCAACTGCCCTTAAAAATGCTATTGATGCTTTAAGTGATTTTACAGCAACAGTTTCAACAGATACTGTAACAATAACAGGCATAACATCTGCAAGAAACCCTATAGATTTTAATACAGGATTTAAAGTAGCAACTACAAGAACTCAGGTTGGTAATGAATTTTTAACCACTAATTCTAGTGGTGTTATGGCTTGGCAAAGTGGTTCTACTTTAAATATAGCAAAAGAAACTTTAACTTGGAGAGGGGCTTATCATTTAAGGAGTTCAAGCGATTTGAATGATTGGCATACATTTGGTAATAGCCCAGGCTTTGAGACTTTTCAACACTCCACTAATTTAGGTACAGGACCTACAAGCATACTACCATCTCCTGCTAATTACGCTGCTATATTAAATCCATTATCGCATATAAGAATTAAGAAAATGCGTTTCTTGATAGAGGGTTCACACCCTAGTGGTGAGGATATTGAATTTATATTGGCTGTAGCAACTCCTGCTTCAGGTACAGGAACTTGGACTTTAACTCCTTTGCCAGGTTGTGGTACAGGTAGTATGGCTATAAAAGCAGGTGAGGTTGCAGATAAATGGCTTACAGGTTTAAGTGAATGTGTGGAGACAGGTGAGTTGTTAATCCCTATGATTAAAACTGATATGGTTTCTACAGGTAAGGGGGTGAGATATACTGCTACTATAGAATATGAGTATGACAATACTTGTGCTGGTGCTAGAAGTAGTGGAAGTAAAAAAGGTGGTAAATAATAATAATTAAATAATTAAATAAAAATGGCAACAACGATTAAAAATGCTCAATTTACTTCATCAATAACAGATGGAGTAACCCTTAATGGGGTGAATTATGGTAACACTAATGCCAAGTCTATTAGTGGGTGTAATGAAGCTACACAAAGAATAGTAACAGTTCCTGTTAGTACAGGCTCACAAGGTTATGTCTCGTTATTTGGGGCTGATGGTGGGGCTGATGAAGCAGGTAATGTTAGTTTTAGTGAGTTTAAATATGCTAGAATAACAAATTTAGATGATACAAATTCTATATATATGCAGATTACTGATAATACACACGGTGTAGGTTCAGGTGGAACTGTAACAGCAGGACTTCAACTTGAAATTCCTGCAGGTATGACTTTTATATTGCCTAGCCCACAATTTGATACAGGTGGTAGTGCTGCGGCAGGGACAGGTTATACTAGTTCTATGGCGGCTTTTACCACAGGTGTGTTAGTACAAGCGGTTGCTATAACTGCTGATGTAGATGTTGAAATCTTTGTAGTTACTACATAATGAAAAAGGATATTAGTCAAATAATTTTATGGATAGTTCTCTTAGGAATACTAGGAGGTACTTTTGCTTTTGGACAAAATGATTTCTTTAAATACTCTACTTTTTATACTTCTATGAGTATGAATACAAGTATGGTTGAAAGAGAAGATTATATGTCAGTAAATAAAGGTTATGAAGATATTACACAGGTTAATCCTTATGATTATTCTCTAACTTTGGGCTTGAGAAAGGTGGCTAGGTATGATTATGAGTATAAGGTTAAGACTTGGTATTATGGTGATGAAAAAGCAGTTTCCGATAATGTTGCCATTGGAAACGCTAAAGGATGGGAATACCTTGCTAATTACTCATTTATAAGAAATAGAGGAGAAAAGTTTACTGAACAAAATTTTTGGTTGAGATACTTAGGTTTGAGTTGTGTGACAAAAGTCCAATACAAGGACAATCAAAGGGTTGACTTGAAGTACACATCACTTGATACTAGGTATAGGATGACTTTTGGTAAGTTGGATATAACTGCAGGATTATGTTTTCGTACCCACCCTGCTTACGGATTCTTACCTATTCGTGATTTTTGGACTCCAGGAGAGTCATCCTTTGCTCAACTCGCAAATGATTTTGGTTACAGTAATGAATTTGTTAATGGATCATGGCATTGGTTTGAGGGTGATGAATTGTTAGCAACATCAAATGATGAGTTTTATAAACATTATTTTGGTAGTGCTATTGCAGATTTTAATGAAAGAGAATTAGATAAGTTAGGTATTCAAAAAGAACTTAGTGCTGTTGTTGGATTAGCATATTATACATATACTCCTAAATTTTGGTTACACGCTTGGGTAAATGCTTTACCATATCATTATGGTTTAGATGATTATTCTTTTGAGTATCAAGATGGATTTATTAATAATTTAGATTGGGATTCAGGTGTTGTATTAGGATTGCGTATTAATAATCATTTAGGCGTATTTGTTGAGGGGCTTCACCAAAGATATTGGGAAAAAGAAGTTTTTGAATGTAAGTTTGGGTTTAATTATTTAATGTTTTAAGTATGAAGAAATTATTATTATTATTTTTATTAGTATCAGGTTATGTTTTTAGTCAAACAAATTGTGAATTATGTGTTGAACAAAATGGTTTCTATTGTGGAGATGATGAATCTAATTGGACTCAGTATAGTCCTCTTGGTTGTGTTCCTAATGGGGCTGGTGGCTTATTTTATCTTAATGACGGCTGGAGTGATTGTAACGATAGTTCAGACGAGGATAATGCAACCCCTACAACGATAGCAGATTGTGGTATTTACGGTGAAGAGTGTGATACTGTTTATGTTGAAATACCTGTAATACAATATGAATATATATTTGATACAATAGTTGAGTATGAAACTATATTTGATACTATAATAGAAGTTCAGGTGTATGAAGAGATAGATACCTTGTATATTTATGAAGATATATTAGATACTTTATTTGTTGATGTTATAGAGTATGTTGAAATTTTTGTTATAGATACAATAGTAGAATATGAGACAGAATTAATATATATAGAAGAATTTATTGATTGTGATACAGGATTACCTTGTAACACATCTATTATGGAATTAATAGAAAAATCTAAAGAAGATGATTACAAATATAATCTTTTAGGACAACCAATTTTAAAGCCAAAAGGATTATATATACAAAACGGAGAAATTAAATATAAACTAAATTAAATTAAATATGAAAGAAGTTTTAAATAAGATGGTAAAAAGTAGAAAATTTTGGTATGGTTTTACAACTGTAATGCTAGTATTATTTTCTAATCATTTAGGTATAAGCCCTGTTAAGGTTAACACTCTATGTACGATAGCAGTCGCTTTAATAATAGCACAGGGTGTTGCAGATATAAACAAGTGTCAAAAAAAAGAATGTAAAAAGAAATAATAGTTAATAAAATGGCAGGAATAAAAGAACTATCAGAAAATAGCAAGTTTAATATAAGTATAAAAACTTTAGGTGGTATATCAGCATTGATCTTTACTTTAGTAAGTATGTGGTTTGCTCTACAGGCAGATATAGCCGAAGCAAAAGAGTTACCTAAACCAGAAATCAATAGAGTTGAATACGATTTAAAAGATGAAGCTGTGAGAAATGCAATATATGAGACTCAGAATGATGTCCAAGATATTAAAACACAACTTGATAAAATAGACGAAAGGTTATATGAAATGTATAAGTAAATTTATATCGCTACTCTTATTCTGTCAATTATTGACGGCTCAGGATTTTATAACAGCAAAAAACTACGATAATAAAATTGGTAGTGGAGTTGTTGTTGTGGAGGTTTGGGCTGAATTTAATAAGGCTAATGAAGTCTCTTGGATAAACCAATTAAAAAACTGTGAAGTTTATAGGATTGATATTCAAGAGGCATCAAGTCTTAATGTAAAAACAGTTCCTACTGTTATTATTTATAGTTCAGGGGAAGAACACAAAAGATTTAAGGCTAATATAATGTTAGAATTAGATGCAACAAAAAAAGAATTACAAAATGTAATTGAAGAAATAATTTTATCTAAATTTCAATGAAACTATCTTCAAATTTTTCCTTAAATGAATTTTTAAAAAGTAATGTTGCTACAAGAAAAGGTATTTCAAATGATCCTACAAAAGAGGGTATAATAGAAATGCAAAATTTATGCCAAAACCTATTACAGCCAATTAGAGACTGTTTAGGACCACTTCGTATAAATTCAGGTTGGCGTAGCGTAGAACTAAATAAAGCCCTTGGAGGGGCTTATAGGATTATTGATGGCAAATATAAAGCAACTAGTCAACATTGTAAGGGACAAGCTGCAGATTTAAAGTTTGTGGATTCAGACGGTCATGTTGATAATCAACAAATATGGGATTGCGTTTTGAATTGTGGTTTAGAGTTTGATCAAATGATTAATGAATTTGATTGGACTTGGATTCATATATCATTTAATAAAGGTAATAATAGAAAACAATTACTAGAGGCTTATAGAGGGGCTGATGGTAAAACTAAATATAAAAGAGTATGATAAAAGGTTTTTTAAAATCATTAGTTGGTGATGCTAGTCAAATTATTGATGATGTGGTTACAACTAT